CATCTCATACCATCTAATCTTTTGTAAAATCTAATTTTCATAGGCGCTTGACTCTTTTCTAAGTTGTTGATATAATACCCATGTGGGTTGTTCAGTAGAACCGTGGCTACCTATCTAGTGTATCTTCTTACTAGGCATATTTAACAATTCACTTAACTCTTTTATATCATTTTTATCAGTTATTTCTTTATCATAATCTCTAGTTGGTTCAATATTATTTTCCTCTTCAAGCTCCTCTTTAGATAAATCTCTTTCAATGTAACTTGGTAGGTTTTCTTTTACAGTATGAAGTTTACCTACAATCTGAGTATATCTATTGTTAAATTCAGGTGTAGCATTACATATAGTAATAATTTTGTTTATAGGTAAAGTAATAATTGTATCATTTGTAAATCCAACCCACTTAACTAATGCTATATAATCTGTTACACCTCTGTCAGTTAGTTGAGGTATATATTTTATTAACATTGGATTAAGTATCTTTAATAAACGGGATTTGTCTGGAAGCTCTTTTGTTGTACCATCTATTTTACAACAAATTTCTTCTCCAGAAACCAAACGAATAATCTTTACATTTTGAGTATCTAAGGTTTGCATATAACTATTTATCTAAACTAACGGTGTGAATTTCATAGTTAAAACTCTCCCGATTATAGATATTAACTCTTTCCTGAAAGTGTGTTAAAGTAAAGTTTTTTTTATCTTTATATGTTAAATCGTCAGATATATCATAGACTGTAGCTGACTGTTTCTTATCACCAACTCTTAAACCACGGCCAATACTTTGTAATACTCTTATAGGGCTTTTACTAGGGCTGCTAAAAACAATGTTGTGTAAATTACGAATATTGATACCAGTGCTAAACGTCCCGAAAGAAGCGACAATAATTGCGTTATCCGATTTTTCTGTGATTGCTCTAATTTTTTCTCTATCATCTGTTTCTGTTCCACCATAAACAAAAAATATTTTTCGTTTTGGATCTGCTTTTTCTTTGATTAAGTTATATAAAATTTCACCGTGTTTTTCTACTAACTGAAACAAACATAAAGTATTGCCGTTTAGTGCTAGGGCTAGATTTCGTATGTATTTATTACGAGCAGTATTTTGAGTAAGATATTCTAATTCTTCAAAGTATTTTACACCATATACTTTTTTAGATTCAGTTTCAGGATATTTTAGGTTTAAACAAACCACTTTTAAATTTGCTAGTTGTTTTTTATCTATAAGTTGTTTAGTAGAGACCACTTTATTAACTACACCAAATAGACCTGTTAATACTAACTTATGTGTTTTACTATCATCTAAAGTACCTGTCAAACCAATACGATATTTACAATCGGTAAGTTTTGTCATTATCTTTGTTAATGATACGGCCTTAAATAAATGTGCTTCATCACCTATAACAGCACCGTAATCTTCAAAAAACTTTTTAGGCATTTTATATAATGATTGCCATGTTGAAATGACTACTCTTTTATCTTCATCAATATCATAGCCGTGATATTTTCTACTAACATTTGTTTCTACATCATATCCATAGTCTTTAAAATCTTTATATAGTTGTTCAACCAATGATGTGGTCGGCACAATAATTAAAACATTATTGTTTATTGAATTAAGATAGTGTCTAACTAACATATAGATTATAAGCGACTTACCAGAAGCTGTCGGTGATAATATAAGACCTCTTTCATATTCTAAGGCAAATTTAAATGCGTTTATTTGATAATCTCTTGGTTTAATGGGCAGATCGTATTCATCAATCATACCGTCTATATCGGCGGCTGAGACGTTGCTACGTGTTAAAATATCACTGGATTCAACTATATGAACATCTTTCTTTTTACACCAATCTTTTAGATATGGGTATAGTCCTACGTACATTTGACCTGTAGCATAAGAATATAATCTTATTTTTCCATCCCAAACTCGATTACGAAACTGTGGTGTAAACTTATATCCAGGCACTTCAAATGAGAAGTAATCTGAAAGTTCTCTACGAATAGAGGCATCAGCGTCAATCCGAATATATACGTCATTGATTTTATCAACGATAATATTTTGCATTTTAGATAATACCAGAAGTGAACTTTTTCCACTCTATGGCATTTTTAATTTGAAATGTACGATTTGAAATAATACGAATTGTTTTATCTAAGTAATCCACAACACTTTGTATATAGGTTACCTTTTGTTCTAGTTTAATTAGATCATCATCCGATTTAATATATTTGTCAACATCTTGTTTGAGTAACTTTATATTAAAAGGTTTTTCTTGGTAAACTTGTGGATCAGCTTTACCAGTATAGTATTCCCATTTTTCTCTTAATAATCTATCTCTATCTTGCTCGGTCTTTTTTAATAGATTAATATATTGATTATGAAATTTACAATACTTGTTATGTAGTTGTGGTGTCTTTAATGATTCTAAATCTAATTCAGTATCATTTAATTTCAGGTCTTTTTCGGCTAACGCCTGCAATTCATCAAAGGTCATAATATCTCCATTATATTGTTTTAATTATTTAGTAGGTAATTAAGAAGTAGTTTCTACAGTACCACTAGCACTTATATTTGCAAATTCATAAATTTTATATTGAAACGTAACACTGGCTGTTAAGTAGTCAACATCAGTAGCTTGTTGATTATAATCTAATCCTGATAGAGAGATTGGATATATATCTCTAAAACGTATTTCTATATTGGAATTATTTTTACTTGTCAATACAAACAATGTAGCATCTGAATACAAACCACCATCATCAGGTGTATTTTTAGAAGTTACTCCTATTTCACTTGAATAAGTTTCGTTTGTTGTTGTTGGGTATCTATCTGTTCCAGCACTTTGCAAAGTTCTATATTGTGAATAATCTTTTGGAAATCCAAGACCTGTCATCCATCCATGTATTTCTCTATAGTTTTCTAAATTTTCATCTACTAAAAAAGAAATATTTAATGTATCATAGTCTAGTTTATCACCAGGCATTGGTACATCTTTAAATGGTGTAGTTAAATTTGAGGTGCCTAATGTAATACCAGGTATGTTTGCAGCTGTGCAAAAGTATTCTACTTTTGGTAGTTTAATAATACCAAACTTAAACTGTGTAGGACTTGCATAGTCCAACTTAGTAGGTTGTCTATTGTATGAGTTTGTAGTAGTCATACTACTATTTATCTGTTTGATTATCTACTTCTTGCCACTCTTTTTCAGTAGCTTGTCGTTCTAGTTGTTTTTCAGGTTCAGTTAAAATAATCTCTTTTTGTTCTACCTTTTTAATCTTTTCCTCTAATTCTTCTAATACATTTGGTTTAGGATTAAGATATTTTAACCCTTGTGCAACAAGGGTCATAAACAAAATTACAGCTAGTACTCCTAAAATTTCTTTATATGGTGTTTTCATACTTTTATTTATGCTAAAAAAAAGGGCGACTTTTTAGGGCCGCCCTTTTAAATTTGTTTGTAACAAGTATTACATTAAGTTCGCAATTTGAACTTTTCTGTAATATCTGTTTGCATTAGCAGATGTTAAACCATCAGCAGTAATAGCGTCAGACGCACCAGCACCAGCAAATGGGTTCGCTACTAGACCATATCTAGTTTTGAATCCAATTTTTGGTTGGAAAGTGTCTTGGCCAACTGCTCTTACCATTTGTAGAGGTACATATGGGCAGTAGAATATACCAGCGTCATATGGTGAAGTACCTTTGTAACCTACTACAAAGTATTGTTTAGCAGCTGTATTTGCTGAATATGGATCAATGTAAACTTTATATTTACCATTTAATACACCAGCAAAAGTATTTCCTGTGTCATCAACATTTAAGTTGTTGTTTAACGCAGGAGTATAGTCTAATACACCAGCCATTTGTAAAGCACTAGCAACATCAGAAGAACAGATAATCATGTTACCTTTTCCTCTTCTGGTTCTTTGTGCGATAACGTTAGCATCTCTCTCTAATTGGAACATTAGGCCTTTAAATCTTTCAACAGACCATCTACCGTTAGAGTCTGTATCTAGGTCAAAGATACCTGCAGTTGTTGTATTAGTTTGAGCACCTTTTTCAGATCCAATGTAAACTGATCTTACAACTTCTCTATTGATTTCCGCAAGGATCTCAGCAGATAAGATGTTTGATAATTCAGTTTCAGCATCTAAACCGTGAATTGCTTTAAGGTCTTGAGCTAATTCCATTGTGTACTCAGCTTTTAGAGCTCTTGACTTAGCAGTCACAGTTGATTTCTCAATTGAGAATGCCATTTCAGCAAAAGCATTACCAGACGCATCACCTAATGCTTCTGTGTAATCAGTGTCCATAGCAGTACCAGTTGTATAAGTTCCTGGTGCAGCATCGTTAAGTACAGCTGGATTAGTTCCGCTGTGTTGTGTTGCTGAAGCCCCACTTACAGATGATCCAGCAGCATTTCTGCCTGAAAAATCTGAGTCAGCTTCGTCAAAAAGAGCTTCACCACCAGCTTGAGATGCATATCTGCTTCTCATAGCAAATATCAAGCCTGTTGGACCTGACATTGGTTGAACGCCTGCAATATCGTAAGCGATAAGGTTAGGCATTGATCTTCTTACTAAGCTAATTAAAATAGGATTCCAGTTTTGGATTGAAGCACCAGTTGCGTTAGTAGGCGCAGCTTCTGATAAGAAAGCAGCATCTTCTTTTAACGCTTTTTCTTGGTTCTCCAATACCATTGAAGTAACGGCTCTTTTATAAGCACCCTCGATCTTTGGAAGATCAGGATGTTCTAAAACGGGCTGCCACTTTTGTTGTATTGATTCAGATAAAAACATTTTTCTATCTCTCCTTCTTTAGTTAGTTAACTAACCCTTACTTTAAGTAAGGATTTTTCTTTGTTTTACTAATTGCAGCAGTATATGCAGCCATTGATTCAGACAAGTCTAAACCAGCATTGTTTTCTGCTACTTCATTAGATTCGTTATCACTCGCTTTTGCTTTAGGGAAGTAAGAATTTTTTAAAGTTTCTACACTTTTTCTAAAACTGTCAGCGTCTTTATATTCAATACTCTCTGCTAAACCTTTAAGTTTCTCAACTTCAGTTGCAACAAGATCAGATGATACATCATTTATAACTTCTTCTCTTGTAGATTCTGCAAGTTTTGAATTTAACTCAACGTTTTTTTCGATAGTTTTGTTAACTTCTTCTTTTAACTTTTCTATCTCAGCAGCTTGATTCTCAATTACATCATACTTCTCTTGTGGAACATTGATGTAGTGAGACTCAAATAAAGATTTAAGACCACCGATAAAATCTTCAGTAATCTCATTTCTTAAGCCTTTTTCTATTGCCAATTCGTTTTCTTTCATCCACTCCTCGACAACATAATTTAGATAAGCGTCAACTTTGTCAACGATTTCTTCTTTAACTTCAGAAACTTTTTCGTCAACTTTAGTTTCGTATTCGCTTTCTAATTTTTCTATTTCTTCAACAAGTTTTGCTTTAACAGCAGACTCGAAAATTGTAGCAGCTTTTGCTTTGAATTCCTCAGAAAGGTCTTCACCGTCAGTTAGAGCATTTACATCTTCTTTCATGTCCATGTCTTTAACTTTATCTTTAGCTGTTTCTTTTTTCATTTCTTTTTCTTTATCTTCAGATTCAGAAACTTCTTTTTCTTTCTTGTCTTCCTTGTCTTCTGCTTCAGACATTTCTTTTTCGTCTTTTTTCTTATCTTCTTTGTCTTCAGCTTCTTTCATATCTTTTTTCTTATCGTCTTCTTTTTCTTCAGACTTTTCATCTTCTTTATCATTCTTTTTGTCTAAGTACTTTTTAAGACCAGCAGGCATTTCGCCTTCTTTCACATCTTTTTTCTCATCATCTTTTTTGTCAGCGTATTCTGCTTCTTTCATGTCTTCTTTTTCTTTTTCGTCTTTTTTCTCATCAGCTTCGTAAGCAGCCTGAATATCTTTTTTAGGCTCTTTCTCAGCAGAGAGAGTAGGCATTGCGTCAGCTGGACCTGCACTTTTTTGTTGTGGGTCACCAGTAATGTGATTAACCCCTTGTGCGAAATCTACTTTTGCGTCAGTCGGTGAAGTGATTGCTTTAGTCATCACTTGTTGTACAGTTGCCTGTAACGACTTTGCTGGTTCAGCTGGAGCGGCGTTTTTAGTTGGCAAATTTGCCACAGTATTGTCAGCCATTGTTCTATCTCCTCAATAGTTTTTTAGTTGTTAATTATTGCAATAATTACACCATTCCTATAGGAAAGTGTCAATTACTATTTATAAAATTACAGTTTTTTAAGAAAAGATTCAAATACTTGAGCATTTTTCTCTGCTCTTGCCATTCTCTCTTTACTCTCTGCCTGTAACTTTAATTCGTTTATTTCTTGCTCTTTCAAAATCCCATTATCCCAAACCCACTCTTTGCCTTCCATAATGCCTTCTACGAAAGCGTCTGGAGCGCTAGGGTCTGCAACTATATCAGCTGCGGTTGCAAGATAAAAATCGTCTTTGACAACATTAGCACCACCTACACTTGCAAGTGTGCCCATTCCTCTACTTGAAACTCCAAGTCTTGCACCCTCGTCAATTAAACTTTTCACTATTTTTCCATATGGGGTATCTAAAACTCGTGCTTCACCTATAAAATTACTGCCTTCTGGATATAGAGCTTTGATCATGTGCGAAACTCTTTCTAGGTTAACGGTTGGTCCGTCTGGATGACCTAATTCGCCAAATGCTCTACTTTTATTGATGAACTCTCTATTATATCGTGCTACTTCTTTTTGAAGTATCTCTTTAGGATAGATTCTTCCATTTCTATTTTTCACATCAGATTGCATGAATACACCTTTAATGGAATAGTTTTTCTTTCCATTGCCAGCTTCTTCAACAATATATTCTGCTTGTTCTATTTCTTCGGTAATTAACTTCATTTGTATCTATCTCTAATTTCTCTCTAATATTTATACAAATTGTTATCTGAAAACCACTAAAATCGTATAATTATCACCATTTGCAAAGTTCTTTGTAGAGAGTAAAACATCACCTGTAGGTGTTGTTGCATTGTTTAGAATCTCGTTTCCATCAGCTCGTAGGTCCCAAAAACCTTGACCTGACAATGAAACTGCGGTAGCGTTTGTTGCGCCTTCCCAAATTATCTCTACAGCTGACTTTGCATTTGCTGTGTTTACTGACCAAAATATCTTTGATATTTTTCTATTTCCATCAGTAGTCATAAAAGTTGTATTTGAAGCGTCTATTTTTTTAACTAAATTCTCACCTGTACCGTCAGAATAGTTAGTCATTTTAACAGCGTATTTTACACCTGTTGTGTCTGTTAATACTTGTGTTGATACTGTATCAGCCATATTTAATCCTTATTGTGCATCATAGTAAGTTTTTGATAACTCACCACGTTCAGTTGTTTCTCCTGCTTTTCTACATCTAATATAAATTTCTTGTACATTGCCATCTGCAAAAGTAAATGTTCTTATTCCACCTGAAATAGTTACATTTGCACCATCAGCTGAATCAGGATATGTATCACTAACAGTAGCAGTATTTTCAAACTCCCAAATACTATTTGATCCTGGAACAGTTACCCAAGCCATATTACTTCCTTAAAATTGTTAATGTTTCTTTATCAAAGTAATTCATTAAATCTTGTTTGCTTACACCATGTTGTTTTGCAGCTGTATCAACGTTTTTTTCAAAGTTTGCAATAACATCAGCGTCCTTGTCTGCAGCTCTAAAAACCATATCTACAGCACGCTTCATTTTAGGCGTAAGTTTATTGTATTGTCGAGTACGTTTGTAATCGTTTGCTTCAGTAATATTATCTGATATAAATTTACTGAGCCACTTCATTACTTGCTACCTCTGGTGCAGGAGTTTCAGCTTCAACGTCATTACCAGAAAAAGGATTAGCTTCTGGTGCATCAGCACCTACTTGTCCTGTAAACATTGATCTCGCCACATCAGTTTTAGCATCATCTAAGGCAGAACTAACTTTATCAGCAAGAGCATTTTTTAAATCTTCTCCTGCTTGAGTATTGTCACCTGTCTGTAATGAATTAACAAATTTATTAATATTTTCTTTACTCATTATTTATCTCCTAATGTTGTTTTTTCTTTTTCACTACCATTCGTTTCTTGGTTAGGCGTAATGGTTGGTGTTTCTTCGGGCTGAGCTTCAGCACCTTCTTCTTCAATTTGTTTGTCGATTTCTTCTTGTTCTTGTTCATTTTGTTTTAATATTTTGGTTCTTATATATTCGTTAGAGAAATACTTACCAACATAACCTTCTAACTGTTGTGCCAGATTTACTCTTTCTCTCATCATTTCGCTGTGTTTTAATTCAGCAAAGTATCCATCTTGTAAGAAAGTATATGTAATGTCTCCCATCATCATATCCCATTCTTCTGGTGCAATGATACCTTTTAAAATCAATTGTGTTTTTAAAAGATCATGGAATAACATACAGAATTTTTTTCTTAAACGACCTACAAATTTAGTAAACTTAACTTCATCTCTACTAATTTCTGCGGCTCGACCAAGATTGAAACCTTGACCACCTTCTAATCTACTAATAGGTATATTAAGAGAACGATATAGTTTCTTTTGGAAGTATTCTATATCTTGTATCTCACCTAAGTTTTGACCACCAGGCAATGTAGTAATTTCAGTTCCT